TCAAAACTTTTTCCTGAGATAGTTGACTCCGTAGTTTCTGTTGACGATATTTTACAAAAAGGTGAAAAACTACACGAGAATGATAAAGACAACAGAGCATTACAAAACTTGTTATCAGGGAAAACGAAAAGGGGTGTTTATGGAGAAGAGTTTTATGTTATTAACAAACAACTCGTGGACCTATCAGAACCTTTGTTGACAGAAGAAGCAAGGGAACTCGTTCAACTCTATTATGAAGAAGATATAGACCCTGAGGGAAGGGGATATCAGAATCTTATGAGGATGATGATGGACGATGGATTATTTAAGTATTTACCAAAAACAGACAACGCTTGGGTGTATTTCTTGACACCTTTTATGAAACTAACAAGAAAAGAAAAACGAAGATTTAAAAAACCAAAAACTAATTAAAAAACAAACAAAATGAGTAAGGAAAAAAATGAAATCACGAAGATGGAGTTTTTGTTGACGTTGAACGACAACATCATCGTACAGAGGTTTTACAATGTTAAGGGTTTTAATGAAGATGTTAAAAACAGTATTGATTTGTATGAGACTGTAAGCGACATCTATGATAAGATTCATAACGACTTAAAGTCAAAGACTGTATGGTATATGTTGGACAATCAATATCAAATTCAGGCCGACCCTATGATTTTGGAAACCTCTATGACTGATGACGATGAGGTCTTTAATATCTACATTAAACACAATGACAAAACTATTTTACATCGTGGATGGGACGGAAAAATGTACCCGCCAAAGGTCAGATATACCGTTGACGTACGCCCACACCTAAAGTCTGTCTTAAAGTCACTAACTGATGTTTGCTCGACTGACAAATTGACATGCGATTATCAAGAATATAGTCTAACTTAAGTATATTTATTTAAACAACCTTTTAATAATTTCAATCAATATGTCAAAAGAAAAAAATTTTGGATACCTCGGCAATACATTTCAGATTCAATTACTTAACAACATTGTTCTTTATAAGGACTTTGCAACGTCTATTGTTGATGTAATCGAGCCAAAATACTTTGACAACCAATACTTCAAGTTGATTATGCAAATTATGAAGGAGTATTACCAAAAATACGAACATACTCCATCATATAATACACTTGAGCAACTTGTTAAATCTGAAGTGTCATCACCTATGGCTCAGAAGATGGTATTGGATATGATTGACCAAATTAAAGAAGCTCCTGCGGAGGGTGAGTCGTTTGTTCAAGAGAAAGCTTTAAAGTTCTGTAAACAACAAGAATTACAAAAAGTTATGGGTAAGGCTCAAAAAATCATCGACAAAGGTGATTTTGAAAGCTATGACCATCTTGAGGAAATGGTTAGAGAGGCGTTACAAGTCGGTGAAGTTGATGCTGGTACGGCAGATGTCTTCGCTAATTTGGACGACGTTTTGGAAGAGGATTTTAGACACCCAATCCCTATGGGTATACCTGGTATTGATAACCTTTTGAAAGGTGGTATTGCCAAGGGTGAGTTGGGTGTCATCTTGGCACCAACAGGTGTCGGTAAATCCACATTCCTAACAAAAATTTCTAACCACGCCTTTAATCTCGGATACAACGTACTACAAATTTTCTTTGAGGATAACCCAAAAATTATTCAAAGAAAGCACTTCACTCTTTGGACAGAAATTGCTCCTGATTTACTGTCAATGCATAAGGATAAAGTCCTTAAAAAAGTTCAAGAAATCAGAGAGAATGCGCCAAACAAACTTGTCCTAAAAAAGTTGCCGTCTGACACTTTGACAATGAATCAGATTAAGAATCAAATTCGTAAGATGATTGCCGAAGGGACTAAAGTCGATATGGTGGTTTTGGACTACATTGATTGTGTTGTCCCTGACAAAAACTTGGGAGATGAGTGGAAGAGTGAAGGTTCTGTAATGAGAGGGTTTGAATCAATGTGTCACGAACTTAATTTGGTTGGGTGGACCGCAACACAGGGTAATAGAAGTTCAATTTCTTCTGATGTTGTTACCACAGACCAAATGGGGGGTTCAATCAAAAAGGCTCAGGTCGGTCACGTAATTATATCGGTCGCCAAGTCACTACAACAGAAGGAGATGAACTTGGCTACCATAGCGATTACAAAGTCCCGCATCGGAAAGGATGGGGTCGTTTTTGAGAACTGTAAGTTCGATAACGAGATGTTGGTTATTGATACAGAACAAAGTGTTACTTTCTTAGGTTTGGAAGAACAGAAAGAAGAGAGGAACAAAGAGAGAATCAAAGAGCTTCTTGATAGGAGAAAACAAAAGGAAATTAAACAATAAATTTTAAACTATATATGTGATGGAAAACTTAATAGATAAGTTAGACAAAGACATTCGCTATGTCATTAAGAGAAGTGGTAATAAGGTAGAGTTCCAACAGGATAAGATTGAAAATGCGGTTTTAAAAGCTATGAAAAGCATTGACAGAGTTGATGAAGAAATGGCTGAAAAAATAGCAAGAATTTCATCAAAGGCACTGTTTAGAAATAACAAAGACAGAGTCCCACACGTCGATGAAATTCACGATATGGTGGAAAATAAATTGATGGATAACGGTCTTAATGATGTGGCCAAAGAATACATCGTTTACCGAGCAAAGAATATGCCAAACATATTCTCTAAAAGGGTAAATTTAAAACCATACGAATACCCAAATCTAAATGAGTATGTTGACGCAATTAGACATTCATATTGGGTACATACTGAGTTTAATTTTACTTCGGATATACAAGATTTTAAGGTTCACTTAAACGAAAAAGAAAAAACTGCGGTTGAGAGGGCGATGCTTGCGATTTCACAAATCGAGGTTGCGGTAAAAACATTTTGGGGTGACATTTATAAGAGAATGCCAAAACCTGAGATTGGTAATGTCGGAGCAACATTTGCAGAGTCAGAAGTAAGACATGCAGACGCCTATTCACACCTTATCCAACTTTTGGGATTAAACAATGAATTTGAAAACTTGTTACAGATTCCCGCAATTCGTAGAAGAATTAAGTATCTGGAAAAGTCTATTGTAGGTTCAAAAGTTGTGGAAAACAGAGATTACTTTGAATCGATTATATTGTTTTCTATGTTCGTTGAAAACGTATCACTTTTCTCTCAATTTTTGGTTATTATGTCATTTAACAAACACAAAAACCTTTTGAAGGGTATGAGTAATGCTGTTGAAGCGACATCAAAAGAAGAAAACATTCATGCAGAATTTGGATTTGATTTGGTAAATCTTATCAAACAAGAAAACCCACAATGGTGGACAGAAGACCTAGTTGAGGATTTAATCGACGCAACACTTGAAGCATACGACGCCGAAGAAGAAATAGTAAATTGGATTTTTGAAAAAGGTGATTTGGACTTCCTTACTAAAAATCAGGTGATGGAGTTTATAAAGCACAGATTTAACGTATCATTAAATTCAATTGGTGTAGATAGTATCTTTAAAGTTAATCAAACAGTATTAGAAACTACTGAGTGGTTTGACGATGAAATCTTAACAACAAAACACACAGATTTCTTCAATAAAAGAAGTATTAACTATAGTAAGAAATCTAAGTCAATTACATCAAACGATTTATTTTAATAACAACAAACATAAAAATGGAAAATAGAAAACCTTTTGATTGGATTAATGAAGAATCAATTACCTTCCTTCGTAGAGGGTATTTGAGTGAGGGGGAGGAACCCTTGGAAAGAATTAGAACTATAGCTGACCACGCAGAAAAACTTTTGGGTATTGATGGTTTTGCTGACAAGTTTTTTGACTATATGGGAAGAGGATGGTACTCATTATCTTCACCTGTATGGGCAAACTTCGGTAAAAAACGTGGTTTACCTGTTAGTTGTTTTGGTTCTAATGTTGGTGATAACATCGAATCTATTCTTTATACACAGGCCGAGGTCGGTGAGATGAGTAAGATGGGAGGTGGAACATCAGGGTATTTTGGAAATATTAGAGGTCGTGGTGCAGAAATTACTGACAACGGACACGCACCTGGTGCGGTGCATTTTATGAACCTGTTTGAAAGTGTTGTGGACAACATCTCCCAAGGGTCTACACGTAGAGGTCGTTTTTCACCATACTTACCTGTTGAACATCCTGATATTATGGAGTTCTTGGAAATTGGAACCGAAGGTTTCCCAATTCAAGATTTAACTCACGCAGTAACAGTAACCGATGAGTTTATGTATGATATGATTGAAGGAGATGAAGAAAAGAGAGCAATTTGGGCTAAAGTTATTCAGAGAAGAGGTGAAATTGGTTACCCATACATAATGTTTACTGACACTATGAATAATAAATCACCTGAAGTTTATCAGGATAAAGGTGCTAAAATTTATAACTCTAATTTGTGTTCTGAAATAGCACTACACAATTCAGAAGAAGAGTCATTTGTTTGTGTATTGTCATCTATGAATCTTCTTCACTATGAAGAGTGGAAAGATACTGATGCGGTTGAAACTATGACCTATTTCTTAGATGCGGTTGTAACTGAATTTTTAACCAAAATTGAAAACATTAGAGATAACGGAACGATAGAAGGAAAACGAGCATTCTTTTATTTGGAAAAATCTTATAACTTTGCAAAAAGACAAAGAGCGTTGGGATTAGGTGTTCTTGGATGGCACTCACTTCTTCAGTCAAAAGGATTGGCTTTTGACACGAGAGATACCGCTCGTCTTAATGTCGAAGTTTTTAAACTTATCAAAGAAAAGTCATATAGAGCGTCTGAAGAATTGGCGGAGATGTTTGGTGAACCTGAATACCTTGAAGGTTATGGTAGAAGAAACGTTACCTTGAATGCAATTGCACCGACAACCTCATCGGCATTTATTTTAGGTCAAGTGTCACAGTCAATAGAACCTATTTGGTCTAACTGTTACGTTAAGGATGTTGCTAAAATGAAAGTTACGATTAAGAACCCTGTATTAGGTAAATTGTTGTCTGAATTAGGAAAAGACACAAAAGAAGTATGGGACAGTATTAAAAAAAGGGACGGCTCGGTGCAACATTTGGAATTCCTTACTGATGAACAAAAAGATGTTTTCAGAACGTTTGCCGAAATTAATCAAGCGTCAATAATCAATCAGGCGGCGATTAGGCAAGACTATATCGACCAATCTCAGTCGTTGA